GTACTATTACACAGGATTCTTTTAAAGATGTCAAAGTGTATGAAGACGTTTACTGTGACCAGTTAGCTATTCTATTCAAAGAAACCACTGGAATGGACACACATTTATAATGCTACTTCAAAGGTCAAAATACATATTATTTAAAGCAGATTTAAAGTCTGCTTTATTTTTATAAATTTTTTAAAAACCATTTACTTTTGAGACTCTATGGAGTATAATATAATTGTGGTTGGAAACCACCACAAAGAGAGTAGGAAACTACAGAGTAAAAAAACGGAGGGTTCACCATGATACTGACAAACAAAGAACTTTATGACTTAAACTCCAGGATGCTAAATCTGGGGGCACCAGTTGAGATTGACAATGTAGGGTATAACAAGGTTGACTTTGACCGCATGAGATACATGTCAACTAAACAGCCTGTTAGCATGACCAAATTTGATGCCTACAAGATAGCTGATGCCCTAGTAAGATACTCCAATACTCAGCTGCTAGAGTACAAAAGTCAGATCATAGAAACCCGGACAGCTCTGTATGACGTGCTTAAGACAGTTACAGTAATAGAAACGACCAATGAGCATGTACAGATCAATTGGAACTACAATGAAAAGGTTTCCGCTTTTATTAGATCAATGGACAGAGCTAGCTTCAAATGGATTAAAACCAGCATCTGGATTCTACAGATCGACTGGAATTATATAGACGGCCTGTTAACTGTTTTAGAAGAAAACGGATTTGATGTTACAGCCTTACAGGAAACCAAGAAGAAACTTGATTCTGGAGAAACAATCAACGGTCTAGCAGTTCCTGTAAAAAAGCCTGAGTTAACACCTGTTGGCACTTATAAAATTCATATAACCAGAGAAAAGGACACCGTAGACACTCTGTCAATTATTACTGATTACAATAAGAGCTTAATATCAGTAATCAGCTCTATAACGAATACCTATTATGTTTCTGCTAATAAATCCTGGAGCTTTTATATTGAAGACTCTGCTAAGATGTATAATGTTTTAAAGAACTGCGGAATCAAAGTAGACCTTTCTGAACTAGAACCATGGAACAATCTTGTTAAGAAATGGAATACCAGCTACAAGCTAAAAGAGTTCACAGGATTAAAATTTAAGCCTTATGGCTTTCAGTTTCCAGATAGTCAGACAATGATGGATCACCATGTTATGATTAACGGAAACGAAATGGGCTGCGGAAAGACTTTTGAAGACGTTATCATGGGTGAAAGTATCCCGTTACCTAAACTGGTTATTTGCCCGGCTTCCCTACGTTTAAACTGGGAAAGAGAGATTCTGATGGTAAACCCTAAGGCCAAGATTACAATTCTGTACGACAATAGCAAGTTTAGCACTAATGACTGGACAATCATAGGGTATCCATCTGTATCAAAGCATCTTGAGAATCTTGAGAAAAAAATGTTACAAGTAATCTTTGCGGATGAAGCTCATTATTGCCAAGCAATAAACAATAGCGGTGACCCGGACAGCAAGAGAGCACTTGCAGTATTAAGGCTTACAGCTACTTCCAATTATGTAATACCGACTACAGGAACTCCAAAAACCAATAGGAACAAAAACCTGTTTAACATACTAAGAATGATCAGACACCCTTTAACACGAGGAAAATGGGCATTTCAAAATTATGGAGTGGAGTATTGCGATGGACAGCGCAGCTCCTGGGGATGGGATTATGAGGGTAATAGTAATGATGACAAGCTCTTTGATGAGATAAACCCTAACATGGTTCGTCACTTAAAAAAGGACGTTCTTCCAAACCTCAAAAAGATGAGACATGTTATCCCGGTATCAGTTGACCTCAGAGAGTACAATGAAGTCATCGCTGAGTATCTTAACAGTAGAACCAATAAGGAAGCAGAGCAGCTTGCTAGACTGATGAGAGCACGTAAGATTTTAGCAACTCAAAAGGTTGGAGAAACAATTGATTTTGCCAAAGAGTTCATTGAAAACGGAGACAAAATCATAATTGTAACCTGCTTCACAGAGGTAATCAAGATTCTGGAAAAGTCCTTTTCAGGAAACTGTGTAAAGATCGTCGGTGGAATGAGTGATAAACAAAAAGAGGATTCTATAGCAGAGTTTCAGACTGGTTCAACCAAGGTTATGCTACTGAACATTATAGCCGGGGGAGTAGGAATAACACTTACAGCTTCTCATAACATGATATTGAATGACTATGATTGGACTCCTGGGAACGTGGTACAAGTGGAGGATAGAATATGCCGTGGTGGGCAAATAGCTGACTGTTCTGATATCTATTATATCACTGCTAAAGGCGCAGATGTTGAAGAAGACTTTGTTGACATGCTAACCTATAAATCTGATACCATAAACGCTGCCATTGACAACGGAACAGGGGACTCAATCAACTTCAGGAGTTTATTAGAGAGAACAGCCGGGAGAACCCGTTCGGATAAACTAAGAAAGATTCTAGAATCTGACAAAGTTAAACCAGTAGTAAAACCCATAAAAGATACACCAAAAACTTCTTCTGTCAGTGTAGCTTCTTCCAAACAGAAAACTACCACTGACTGGAAAAAGTTCACTACAGATGAACTGGAAGCTAAATTGAACAATCTGGGTGGCTCTTATGTGTCATGTAGTAATTCAGGTATCAATCGGATGCGGATTATTATGAGCTTAAAAAAGTTAACAGCCTAATAGTCAAGATATTATTTATTATGAATGGGAAAACCTGAAATGATAGATAATATTTTTGATTGGAGGACAAGTACATGGCAGCTAGCAAAGGGTACACAATACTCGCTTGGAATGGAGCATATGGAACAAAAGCACAGTTTGTTGTAAAAGACAACAGTACTGGCAAAGAAGCATTGTTTTCACCAGCAAGAAGCAAAGACATAACGTGGGTAGCTTCTGAAATATCATCTGATCCAGAGTATAAGAACTGGAAAGATTTTGGAAACGAACAAATATCAGACTTATCTGAAGTCGTATTTTAAGGGAGGAAACTAATATGAATACATTAAATGAGGGCTTAAACAAGTTTGCTAAACCAACGGCTGACACAGAGCTTTTAAAATCTCTGGCTACCACAGAATTTTCTGTAAACGGGTCACTTTCTGAGGAACTATCAAAAGCCCTAGAGGAGTCTAATGTGGTACACGTGACTACTACTGTTCATGGAAAACATGGTGACTACCAGAATGATTTGTTCAAAAGTCAGTCTGAACTAACCGATGATGACGCAGTAATAGAAAAGAAACCTGAATCATAAGAGGTAGCTATGAAACAGATCATAATTGAGTCCACAGACAGAAATGATTCTCCAGCTGACATAGAGGAAAAGCTTGAAAAGGCTATGAATTCTATGGTGATACAACGGGAGAAAAAAGAATTTGATGACAATTACCTTAAAGATAAAAGACAGGCAGCTGACAAGCTTGTTGCTGTCATATTTGGTAACATGATCAAAGAAATACAAGAAGTATTATAAACAATGGCGCAGCAGATAGCATATCACTAATGTGCTGTTTGACGCGCCATTTGTATTGGAGGAAAACCATGGATAACACAGTATATACCCTTATAAAAGGTATGAATAAAGCTGGCCTGGTTCAAGTAGAAAGACAAGTGACCAAGGCTGGCAATACTTTTTCTCAGCATTTCTGGGTTAAAGCTTCTGAAGTAAAATCAACTGATACTGTCTTAAGCGGTCAGCCAACTCCTGCTCCTGATAAATCGGCTACCCAGCAGCCTGCATCAGCTCCAAAGTCAGTTCAGCCTACAGATAAAATTGCATTGAAACAGAAATTAGCCGGGATACTAGGGAGTCATAGCAGAGCAGATATGATGGAATACGCAAAGAAGAATGGAGTCACCTGGAATGAAAGCCCGAATGAGGGAGTAAACTGGATGAGAGCTTCTATGAGGATACAAAGTCATATGTCTCAAAATCCTAATACCTGGAATGATGCTGCTATAGGTGCTCAGAGTAGTAATACACCAGCACCAGCTAATTCTCAGCCAGATGCTAAAAAAGCTCAGGTAGCACCTGCAGTAGCTTCTAAGCCTACTCCAAAGTCAACTTCTGCACCTGCTAAATCTATTGACAAAGATGCCCTGAAGAAAAAGATACATGACTTGTCTGATTCTATAGGCCGGGATGCTCTTATGAAACTAGCCAAGAGTAAAAATATTCTTTGGAACGAGAGTACTAATGCCGGGGTAAACTACATGAGAGCTTCTATGTCTATGTTTAAAACCCTTAAGAGCGACCCAGGTGCTCTGACTCAGACTTCTGATGATATAGCTAAAAAATCTGATGACGTCGCCAAAAAAGTGGATTCCGCTGCTGCTAAAACAAAAGCTCAGGTAGCAGATGTGTCGCATAAAGTGGATGACGTTTCCAAAAAGGTAGACGATGTTACCTCTAAGTTAAAGGACATCACTAATGCTCTGGAAAACTTTACTCAGCAAGCTAAGTCTATGGCTTCTTCTCCTAAACCAAAAGACAACGCGGATACAGCTTTGTCAGCTCCAAAGTCCAAATTGGAAGAACAAAAATTTGGAAGTGCACTAAAAAAAGCTTCAATTGATAGTCTAAAAGCTTATAGAACCTTGGGTATGTGTGCTAGTGACCCAGATGCTGACTCTTACTTAAAAAGACTGTATGGCAAATACTCAGATGGAATGGCACCTAGTGGCTCATCTGCTTCAGATCAGCCATACGACAGGTTGTCAGACAAAGATCCATTGAGAAATAAGTTAGCTGGAGTGGTCAACAAACAGATAGTTGATAAGACAAAACGGGGCGCAATTGGTATCAGAAGCAATTTGGATAAGCCAGCTATTATAAAAACACTATTTACTGACTGGTCTGACCCAAATGGGGAAATAACAGATACTGACAGAGCACACTTGAAAACTGTTGACTCCATGTCAATTTCTCCAAATAGAGCAAAAATACTAGTAGAAACTAGTGACAACGGGACTTTAAAAAGGGTTCTTAACAAACTAGAGGGAACCAATGAATACCATGAACTGGCAAAGGATTACAAGAAAGACTATCAGGAACTTGAAAACCTTTGTGGCAACTGCAAATACATTGAAGACGAAGTCTGGAACGCGTATAAGCCAGGTAACCCTAAGACAAATGACTTTGATTCTATAAAAAAGCTAGGCAAAGAAAAACAAAATGAAAATAAAGATAAACTTTATAATACTGAATTTGCTATTAAAGCTATAAAAAGTTTTCAATCTGGAAAACCTGACGATATGTCTAGAGTAGACAGTGATGTTTTGAGCGATTTTTACAAAGACTTGATACTCAATTCAAGACCTCATAAAGACTTTAAGGGGCACAGTGTTACTGCTGATAGTATTTTAGAAATCCTGGACTTTAACAAGCTTACCCTGCAAAAAGAATCTAAAAAATATGAAAATATTGATTCATTTGATACAAATAATACTGATAAAATCAAGACTGCTCAAGATATCCTTATGAGCAGTAAAAACAAGGATATCAATGCTAACCTGTATATGTTCAGAATCCTAAGCAAAGAAGTCGGTGGGCAATACGAAATAAAGAAAGACTTTGTTGAAAACTTTCCAGTTTTATCAAGTAAAAATTTTGATACTCTAGACAAAACTGGAACCCATGAACAAAGTGAAGCACTCACTAACCTTGCTATATATGCAGGAATGTTTAAACCATCTTTGGCTAAGAAAGCAGCAGCAAATGGTAGTTCTGTAAAAGACATCTTGTTACAAGGATATCAATCCAGGCAGGAATTACTTGACACCTATGGAGATGTGAAAGGAAAAACTGATAAAGACGGATACACAGAAGACAACGAGGTTAAGTGCAAAGTATCCAAGGTTAACGATGCTAAAAAGAAAGAGATTGTTGACAGAATTGAAGCAGACTGGGACAAAGTAAACCATAAAGGCATGAAATATACTATTAAAGGTGTCTACGAAGTATCTGGGTTAGAATTGGAAAAAGAATTCAGTGCTATCAAAAAAGCAAATGCTGGAAAGTCAACAAGTAATCATAATCCAAATGGCACTGATTTGTTCTATCATGGTACTGGCTCTGTTGCTACTTCTCTTATACTAGGACACTCTGGGGAGTTCAAGGTGGGAGCAGCAAAGGTAGGCCGTATGTTAGGTGATGGCATTTATCTGGCTGATACTTCCAGTAAATCAGCTCAGTATATAAGTGATGCTGGGTTTTCACGTCATGGTTCTACAGGAAGCTTAATGGTATGCGAAGCTAGTTTGGGTAACACAGCTAGATACCAGTCAAGATCACAATGGGACAGTAATGACTCAGTATTTGCTGGTACAGATTGCGTAGCAAATGACGAATGGTGTGTTCATAATCCAAAGGCAATCATACCGAGGTATCTAGTTGAAATGGAACTAGAATAAGTACACTATGAGTACACTCAAACGCTCTTCTTAAGATATTTATTTATTGAAATCAAGATTTATTGTTCTATTATATGAATAATAGGAGTATAATGAGAAAGGAGTCAATAGGCAATGGAAGAAATTCTAAACTCATTTGTCAATACAGGATTGGACGACACTCTTGCAAAGTCATTTGCTTACAAGTCTGGACTGATACAAGTAGTTACTACAGTGCATGGCAAAACAGGAAAATTCCTGAGAATGCAATGGGTTAAACCAGCTGAAGTAGCACAGATAATGTCAAACAATTCTAACCCTGTAGTTGACAGTCAAGGCAAGCCAATTAAGCCTTTATACTTTCCGTTTTCTAATAGCGGAAACTTCTCTGTAAAGCCTTTGAGCTTAAAAGAAGTAGTAAGCCAATATACCAAGGATAGGTCAAATGATCCAATACAGAAGTATATACATGACAACTACTTTGTATCAGATGGCCAGTCTCAAACTAAAGAAGCCTATTGTAAATCTGAGGGGTACATTAAACAACGTAGGCAGTTGCATCAGAGAATAATCAATGATCTTTTAGCTGAAGCTGGAAGCCCTAAGAACGGGGAAAAACCTGTATGCATTCTTCTAGGTGGTGGAACAGCAAGTGGTAAGTCCACAATCAGAAACGCATACATTGAACCAGACCTAAAAGAAAATGATATTAAGGTAGCTACTGTTGACAGCGATGAAATAAAAAAGGACATCCCGGAATACGAGTATTTTAAAAAGCAGGACACAGAATCAGCTGCTTTTCGAGTTCATCAGGAAAGTGCTGACATCACCAGCGAAGCTCTTAATGCTTTAATGAAAAACAAAAAGAACTTCATATATGACGGGACTATGAAAAGTTTAAGTAAATACGGCAAGATCATAGACAGCTTAAAGAACTCTGGATATGAAATTAGAATTGTAGCTGCCGATGTACCTGTATCAATTGCCATAGAACGCTCTAACAGGAGAGCAGATCGAACCGGGAGAAAGGTTCCAGAGGGAATTCTTAGGAGCAGCCATGGGGGCTGCGCTTACACTTTTCCTAAGATTGCAGAGAAAGCGGATTCCTTTAAACTATATGATAATACTGGTGAAGCCCCAGTTCTCATGAGAGACAACCAAGGAATACACGATGAGACTTTATATAATGCCTTTGTAAAAAAGGGTGAAGACTACTACACTAATCAAGCAAGAAAGAGGGCTTAAGGCTATGTCAGACAAATACAATAAGTACCATGATAATTTCATTAAAGATGTAGCTAAAAATAATTCTAAGCCTAGTGCCTTTAAAGGAAAACCGCAGATTCTTTCTCCAGATGACGATGATGAAGCAGTAGCAGAGTACTTTAAAGCTAAGAAATTTAAGGAGGACAAGAAATCATGATCGAATTAAAATTTGATTTGAATAAATCCATTGGCAAGTCTAACCTTGTTCAGGTTCAAAGACTACAGAGAGAAGCGCATGCAAGCCAATGGGTCAGAGAATCAAATGTTGAAGACACAGATGTTGTTATCAAGCCAGAAAATAAGAACATGATTAGCAAGTCATTGGGTTTAATGAAAAGTGACATAAAACTTGTAATTGATCCAAACAGATCAAGGTTGTAATCTAAAGACTGGTAAATCAAGGAGGAACTTAAACATGTCACAACCAAATTTAGTATTCGACTTTTCTAATATGCTGAGTAAAGCCATGATAAACCAAGGTCATAACTTAGTATTAAAACAAGTAGTTGTTCATCGTAAAGATGGCACTACGTTTACTCGTAATCAGCTAGTTGACCCTAGTCAGCCACTACCTGTTCAAAGTATAGCTGCAGGGTTTGATATAAACAAGTTTAACACTCTGAAATCTGACAAAACCTCAGCTTTAAAATACCTAAAGGACAACGGGGTGTACTGGAACGAGGATGACTTGCCCGGTGTAAACTGGATGAGAGCTTGTATGGCTGCTAAGTCAGCAGCAGGAATTGCTTCAGCACCCCGTCAGACAAAAGTAGCTCCTGCAGCATCTAATTCTTCACCAGTTCCTGCTATTGCCCCTGCGGCTCAACCTGTACAGTCTATTAAAGCTGTTAAAAGATACAACCTAAACGGGCTTACAGGATATGACTCAAAAGACAGTAAGTCTAAATCAATTATGATTAAGACTGTTATTGACAAGGATGACATGTTGTCATTTGCTAAAGCAGCAGGGGTAACCTGGAATGAAAATGCTATTCCAGGGGTAAACTATATGAGAATGAGCATGGCCTTATCAAAATGGGCTGACACTCACTCTTTGTCTGATGCTCAGATGGCAGCTTCTACCATGTCAAATGTTCCTACGTTAGTTAAGCCAGATGTCATTCCAATTATTCCTAAAGCTACAAAGCCTATTATTAAGCCTACTGAAAAGAAAAGGGAAGACAACCTTTTGGATGTATCCAGTGAAACGACTCCAGATAGGCAAAAGATTGCAGAGTTAATAAATGGCATACAGACTATAGAAGACTATGATATTTATAAGTCAGCTGGGATTATAGCTGAAGATGATGATTCCAAACTGTATCTAAAGAATATATTAATCCCGAAGTCAGCAGAACAGACTTCATCACACACTTCAAGAGGTTCATCGTACGGAGTGAATGAGTCAATTAATGGTGCCATTAAAAAAAGCTTAAAGGGTATAACCACTAAAATGTTTAAACATGGAATCAACGATGCTTACATGGCTACCCTGAATTCAGTTCAGTTTACTTCTCCACGCTCTATGCTGGGTATGCCTAACTTAGACTCTGATGCCGCAGACTACATTAGAAGTTCTGGAACTTACAATCGTGCTCCAAGTAGTGAGTCAGAGGTACTAGTTACAGATGTCATTGAAGCAGCTCAACGTGGGTTTGGCATATATTCAGATGATATACAACCAGGGTTTAACCAAGGGTTACTTAGTCCAAAATTGTCTGAAAGAGCAAGTCAGTTTAACCCTGGTAAAGATGGATTTTGTAGAATGCTAGACATCATAACAGACAAAGAACCTGGAGTTAAAGCTGAAGCAGACAAAATGAAGCATAAATATTTTGATTTAATGAAATCAACTGGGTACTTGCTATCTGATAAACGCCTGGGTAATGAAACACAGAAGTCAATTTTAACAATGAGAGAGAGCGATGTAGCATCTGAAGTCGAAGTTATTCAGACTGACATCAACAAGTCAGAAGAAGTTAAGATAGCCCTGAGGAAGCTATTGTCAAAAGAAGATGCTGAACTTGTTATAAACGACCTAGAAAAAAGCACGTATAAATACTTGAATCTTAGTGAGGTTCCACAGTCCGTTTATGTTACTAATCCAAACTATGACCCATCTAAAGGCTACAGTTACAATAACTCTGACAATCCAAGAAATAAAAAGATTACATTTGATCTCAATACTGTAAACACTACCACTGGTGAGCCCTTTAGAAACGCATTTATGGCTAATTACTACAGTGTATATTCTCAGGAGACTATAGACCAGATGAAAGAAAAGATTAACAGTAAAGTTTACACAGTTGACAATAAAAAACGGTGTACAGAAATAGCTAAGTCTATGTTTGGACTAAAAGAGTCTGACTTAACTCCAACTCCATATAATTCTAACAGCTTAGACAAAAGGTTAGAGCCAGACAGGGATAACCCAGAACTGGATACTATTCTTTCTAATATTTTTAGGATGCAAGATGTTGTAGAAACGAGATCAAGAGTTTGCAATACACTTGAGCACAATTACATGATGTCTGCTGCAAATGATAACGGGCACAATCTTGAAAACATTGTTAACTTTGTTAATACTTCTCACACTTACTCAACTGGAGACAAGTTAAACGGAGAAAAACTTTGTCTGTACCCAGATTCTTCAAAAGAATACTCTGCTAAAGAATATACAGATATGATAAAAAAGCAAACTGAAGAAATCCCAGTTGTATCACTTAACAAATGCAAGAAGATGAAGCAAGAGCTAATTGACTTCAATAAAGACAGATCGGATAAAATTCCAAGTTACCTAAAAGGTAACCCCAATGGAGAAACAAGGTTTGAACTTGTAGGGGGCAGGGCAACTGGACTTTCAGTCTGGTATAACTCCAGTGATAACGAAGAAAATAATACACCATCGTCTCATCCACTTTGTGACCTTATGGTAGAAAACTTATCTGACTTAGCAGTTCATAACCCGTTTGCCAGGAATACCAGGTTAAAAACTGATGACCAAGTCAGGCAGACTTTACTTAGAAACTTAGGATTGTCAGCAGCTACTTCTGATGCTGATGACTCATTTGACGGAAAGATCACTAAGCAGTTAAGAAAAAGTCTTATGGACAAGATTAAGTGTTCTATCTCTAAGCTTCCTGATGACCAGTATACTGAACTTCAGCACAAAATAAAAGAAGACTGGGATCAACGAGTTCATGGAAGAAGTTCAGCTACTTTTTATGGGGCTTACACTATTAATAACCTAGCTGTTACAAATGAATTCAAGGCAGAAAGCGTTAGAATAGGTGAAACCCCACAAGAGTATTATCATGGCACTTCATTTGGTGGAACTAAAGGGATACTTGGACAAACAGGTGGCTTCAGGGTAGCAACAGGAAATCAAGTGGTAGCTGGTTCCATGTTAGGAAACGGAGTATACCTTGCTAAGAAATCCAGTAAATCAGCTCAATACTTTAAAGGATACAACTATGGCAGGTTTGGACGTGGTTCTCTAGTGATATGCGATGCTATAATGGGAAACAAAGCCCTTTATAATAACATTGACTGGAGGAACAGCAGCTATGACACTGTAGAAGCTTCTGATCAATCAGGTTCAAGAAGCGGCCTTTTGAACGATGAATGGGCAGTAAGACATGCTAACTGGGTCAACCCTAAAATACTAGTTGACATGGAAAACACTTTGCGTCATGATTAATACAGATATTCATTTATAAACCCAAATAACACTTATTATAGGAGGACAGAAAGATGATCAACAATAAGAATCTTGAGAAAAAAATGGTGGTTCATGAAACTATTCCTGACCTAAAAAGTATGATTTACTGCCGAAAAGATAATAAAGTTCGTAAAATGGACATGGAAATATGCCGCAGCTGTAAACTCTTAAGTGGTTCGGCTCAGGGAATGGGAGTTGAGTGCTACTATGAGGATTCACTTGACAAGCACATTCAGTCTGACCCATACATGGGAAAGCCTAATGAAGAACTACTAAGAATTTCTAACCTGATAGATGCTGGTTTGGCTTCTAAAATCCCGGTTAGAAAAGATAGCTAATGGGGGTAACACAACATGCTAACTCATGATCAAGTACAAAAGATCAAGGAAATAATTCAGAACCACATGAACTTAATAATGAAAATAACAGTAGGAGACACAAAAGTGTCTCCTACTTTGTTGAAAAAGCTTGGATTGCCTGAAGATATCACTGACTTAATTACAGACAGCTACAGATATGGCAAGTTAAGCGTTCTGCAAGGGAAAGACTTAAGTCATATGTCAACGTCTCAGATAACTGATTTGCTAAAAGATGTTGTCCTTAATAAAAATCAACAGAAATCCGTTGACTACCTTACGATGAAGACTCAAGTTCATTTAGACACTCTAGCTGCTAAAGTGTCATCTGGTGTAGTCAGTACTGTTTTACAAGATCAGCTAAATATGTATGAGACTATTCAAAAGATTGTTCCTAAGGCTATACAGGAGCACACTGACAGAGGAGAAGTTATTCACCAGTTAAGAGAGACTTCTCAGGATTGGGAACGGGATTGGCATAGAGTTGCTCAGACAGAAATGTGGGACTCTAAACTCAATGGTGAAGCAAATGCTATTATTGATAATGAAAGCCCTGTGTCTCAAAAGGGCAAGGACACTATGGTCTTTAAACGGCCAGCTGACAACGCTTGCCCGCAGTGTAAAAAGCATTATCTGGAGTCAGATGGTGTTACACCTAAACTCTTTAAGCTGTCAGACCTCATGGCTAATGGTAATAACTATGGCAAAAAAGTAGCCGACTGGAAACCCACGCTTGGTACCATGCACCCCAACTGTTTGTGCCCTTTATCAGTAATGCCTGATGGCTACACGTTTGATGCAAAGGGACAATTAAAAATGGAATAAAAGGGAACGCTTGTAAACATTATATTATACCAGAGACAGAAACCTTATGAAAGGAGATTGAGCCTATGAACAATTATAAACCTTTAAAGGTCAGCTTATCCAGAAATAGAATTGTACAAGCTGCACCGTCTATGAAGTCATTTGGTAGCAGCTTTAATACAGGAGAACCATTGGTAAAATCTATGCCGGCTTCAGACTACAAAGCATATAAAGAGCCACCAATTCAGTTAATGGAAGCCATGGGATATAAGGAAAAGCCAACACCTTTAACTTATAATGTTTTGTACCAGATGTCTGTTAAAAACTCTGTAGTCGGAGCTGTAATCAACACCAGGGTGAATCAGGTTAGCTCTTTTACTAAGCCAGCTAGGTATAACACAGATAACTTGGGGTACGAAATACGTTTGCGTGACCCAAAGACTATTCCTACAGATGAGCAAAAAGACACGATTACAGCTATGGAGTCTTTTATTGAAAATTGTGGATACCATAAAGACTCTTCCAGAGATAACTTTGATAGCTTTATCAGAAAGATTGTAAGAGACAGTTTAACATATGATCAGGTGACCTTTGAAATTGTAAGAGATCGAAAAGCTAGGCCGTCTGAATTTGTAGCAACTGATGCCGCTACTATAAGAGCAGCTACAGAAGACTTTAGTTATGACCCATATATGACTGAGCATGCTCCTAAAGCTAATGAAAAAGTGGACTTTGTTCAGGTTATAGATGGTATGGTTGTATCCTGGTTTACCTCTAAAGAACTGGCCTTTGGTGTGAGAAATCCTAGGACTAGCATTTATTTACAGCCATATGGCTTCTCTGAGCTTGAGCAGCTTATAACTCAGATTACTTCTCATTTATACGCAGAAGACTACAACAGCAGGTACTTCAGCCAGGGTGGTACTACGAAAGGTATCATAAACATTAAACAAGACCCAAATGGTGTCATGAATAACGAACAGTTAGAAAGCTTTAAAAGACAATGGAGATCGCAGGTAAGCGGTTTAACTGGTGCCTGGAAAACCCCTGTTCTACAGGTTCCAAACGGAATAGAATATGTGAATGTTTCACAGTCTAACCGGGAAATGGAATTTGAAAAATGGATGAATTACCTGATTAACATTGTTTGCGCTGTGTATCAAATTGATCCATCTGAAGTTAACTTTCCTAATAACGGTGGTGTAGCAGGAAACGGTGGCGGTGTCTTTGAAAGCTCTAACGAGTCCAAGCTGAAGAACTCTAAAGACAAAGGCTTAAGGCCACTTTTGAGGTTCATTGAAAATCTTATTAACAAATATATAATCTATGAATTCTCAGAAGACTATGTGTTTAACTTTGTAGGAATGGACAGCAAGTCTGAGGATGAAGAAGCTGACCTTGACGGAAAAACTGTTAAGACCTACAAAACTGTTAACGAGATAAGAGTTGAACATGGTATGGGGTCAATTGAAAATGGTGATGTTATTCTTGATTCCAGTTGGCTATCTTATATCCAACAAAAAGCTATGCAAGACCAACAGCAGTCTCAGCAGCAGGATATGTCAGGTGGTACTATTCCAGATGCAGGAGATCAGCCAGATCAAACAGATGGCAATAATGAATACTCTGGGTATACTGATAAAAAAGATCAGG